CTTGCTGAACAAGTAGAAGCAGAAAATGAAGCATCAAAACAAAAAGCAAGAAAAGAAATAGAGACACTTCAAAATAAACTAGGTATTAACAACAATGAAGAACTATTTGTTGAAAATGATGACGGTTCAGTCACTATTCTTACTAGTCCGATTGATGGTAAACTAGATAGCAATATGAGAAACACAATTTACGAGTCTGTGGATAACTTAGAATCTACGATAAATATTCTCTCAGCAAACGATAACAATCCAACAGGTAAATTAGGATATCATCTACTGCCATTTGTTGACTTTCCCGTCAGAACAAATAATGCAAGAGCAACACTAGAGAACTGGGAATCTTTAGGATTAGCGTGTGCAAAAGGTTCTACTGAAAGTTGTAGAGCGTTGGTGTCAGCACAAAATGGAATACTAGCAACAGTTGGAGTATCACCTGAAGATAGGGGCACACCATCGGCTGTCACAGCCATAAATGACTATTTTAATACTGCACTTGCGGACCCAAACGCTAATCCAAATTTTTTAGTGTCAGAAGAAGAAGTTGCAATGTATCAGGTTGCGGTTGGAGCAGAGTTGAATGTTACTGGACACAATCCAGCCGACATAAAGAAAATAACAGATAATATAAATCTTCAGAGAACTCCTGAAGACATTATTTCTGAAATAAATAACGGAACATACGGAGTTACCAAAGACGCAACAATTGAGAACAAACTTTTAAACGGAGATAAACCGTTAGTCAATGGTAAAACTGAGGGTTTACTAATTAATATTCCAACTTATACATGGGATGAAAAAAAATATAGAGACCAAATAAATTATCCGAACTCAAATAATGACTGGAAAACAACTCATTGGTTTGAAGAGTATGTAGATAAAACAGTAGAGGCAGAAAAAAAATTTATTAATGAAACAAGACGATTAGAAGTAAAACCTATTATCGCAAATTCGTTGACTATACAAGAAGCAAGTGATGCCCAAATTTTAACTGATAAGTATAATGAAATTATAAATAATGCTTATCTAAAGGCTTCGGGCGCACACGAGGAAAAAGAACAAGAGTGGCTTGACAGCACTATTGATAAACTAGACGAGAAAATATCAGAAGAAGAGATTGTATTATCAGATGATGTGAGAAGAGCAATGAACTTTAGGGCAGCCGCTAAAATCAGAGCCGCTTCTACCCTTGATTTAGTCACAGACGAAGAATTTTCTGAACTAGAAGAAATAACAGATGCAATAAATGGAATAGTTGACCATACTGTATCTGATGATAGAGGAGATATATCAGATGCAATGCAAGTTGGAAAACTACAAGGGGAGTTACTTACATCAACTTTGAGACAAAATGAGATTAATGCAACTTCGTATTATTTTGACCCTAGCCATAGATTAACAGATTCAATAACATTAGAAGTACTAGAAACAGAGGCCGCTATCGCATCACTTACTTTACCAAGTGAAGTGACTACTTCGGTAGCAGTAACGTCAAATAGCGGTACTACAGAAAAAGTTCACATAAAAAATCCAGTTGAACAGATTGATGTTGATAACGCACCAATATTAGTTGGAACAGATTCATACTTAAATTCCGGTATAGATGTTGTGCTTCCTTCAAGCGTAGATACAGAATCGATTAGTGCTGGAATTGAACCTAGTCGTGTTGGCGCTGGAGTTGGTTACGAATACGCAAAGGCTAATCCGGATAAAGTAGTACAATATAAAGAGGCTTTAAAAATTTACACAGCAATCACAGATTGGGAAAATGGTCCTAAAGTTGAAGTGGAAGATGATAATGGCATCAAACACACAGTCTTAGATTTTAATAATATAGCACCGATAACATACACAGACGCAAATGGAGTATCACAAACAATCAGTGACCCTAGTAGTTTCTTCGGAGTATACACAATGACCTACAATGATATGAATCCTTTATACTTGGGTGATTATGATGCGTTGAAGGTAAAAGTTGCTGATTTGTTTCCAGCAATTAAATCTGGCCAAGAGAGTCAGGTTGATGCCAGGATAAACACGAATACTCCGTTATTGATTACAATCCAAGCCGATAAATTTTATATAGACTCAAACTCACCGTAAGGAAAAAAACATGGCACTTAATACATTAGGAAATATACTCCATAAACAAAAAAAGTCAGAATCGTCTCCGATTTTAGACAATTTGACCAGAGGTGTGTACAAAGCGGTAACTGTTCTTCAGAATCCGACTACAAAAGAAGTGTACATTGACCCAGAGGGCCGTGGTAGACTGGCCGCTTATATTCCGGCACTTGGTGGTGACCCATCTGACCCACTATTCTTTCAGTATGCTAGTCCTTATGGCGGAGTAGTTAAAGAGGGAAACTACGGTTTCTTTGGCACACCAGTCGGAGAGGCTGTAACTATTCTTGTCACTTTTGCAGAAGGTGGTAACGCAACTGAAGGATATTGGTTTGCAGTAACACAAGATATTCCTGATATTGTAAGCGGCGGTGCGGCAGGTGAAGCAAATGCAGACGGAACAGGACAAGGAGAAGGTAAATTCGAAAAGATTGCATCCAGTAAAACACAGCCTCGCACACTAGGTGAGGCAGCGGATACGAGAGAAAAAGAACTGCAAAATAATCCAAGAAATAAAGTATTGGCAGACCAAGGAACATATACTGATACATTAAGAGGAACATCTACTGCTTCTCCGCATAGAGATTCTAAGTATGAATTACCACAAGAAAATAAAGTAGTCGGATTTAAAACACCAGGCGGAGGCTCTTTTTATATAGATGATGGCAGTGTCAACGATGACGGAACTATTCATCCAGAACAAATACGAATGACAACAGCCTCTGGCTCATGTCTGATATTAGATGGCGCAAACGATTTTGTCTATGCAATAAATAGTACCGGAACTGGTTGGATAGAACTTGGAGCAGGTGGTGAAATAAATGCATATGCAGAAGGTTCAATGAATATGCGAACCGAAAAAGATTTTAATATTCGAGCAGACAAGAATATTAACATAGAAGCGGGTGAAAATATTCATATGCATAGTGTTAGAGGTGACACTAAAATTAATTCTGGAACAGAAAATGAAGAAAGCACTGGCGAGATACATTTAAGAAGTAAGGGTAACCAATTTTTACAAAGTGAAGCAGGGATGAATATCAATGTTGGAGTAAACTGTGTAGTAACAACTGGTGGTAAGTTACACCTGAACGGGCCTCTGGCGCCAGAATCTGAACTCATTTTAGTTGATTCTTTACCAGATATGCAAAACTTAGAAACTACAGAATTAACTGATACTATTCTGTCTGAAATGCCAACACACGAACCTTTTGTTCGTCCTCACGCTAGTAAGCCCGCCACTAGTGAATTTGCAATTGCATCTGCGAGTGAAGATGGTAAAAAGAATATGGGAACAACATGATATACGATAAGAAAAAAGGCTCACTACTAAACTATATACAGTTGCCTTTACACGTCATCACTCCAACTGGTACATTTCTGGGAACTGGTTATGACCTGAATGATAAGCCGACCTATATACTTTCTCACATAAGAGTCAGCCTCTCAACTATAACGGATTTAGTGTTCTCAAACGTCAGTAAGAACGCTATCATATTAGACAATAAGCCCACTCTTAGTATTAAAAATAATGTAGTTGGATATAATTATAAAATTTCAGATACCGAATTGAACTATGGATATATCACTGTTGCATCTACGAGAATAGATATAACAAACAATAAGATAACAAAAGGAATGGCAGAGTTTATTTTAGAAAAACAATTAAGAAATATAGGAAATGTATTATCAAAGTTTATTAAAGTTAAAATATCACAACCACACTATGATGCACTTTTGTATCATTTCTTTAATGAAGGCGTTGATACTATAGAAAATAGCCCTATTATTAAACTTATAAATGCTAATGATTGGTATTCAATAACTGATGAAATTCAGAAAAATATAACGAAAAACGGCAAAATAGATGAGAAACTAACTCAACAAAAAATAAAAACTGCTAAGATGTTCAGTTTCGTACCTGGTATTTAACGCTTATCTATAACTTTATCTGCTAGTCCAAAAGCAACAGTTTCTTCAGCAGACATAAAGTTGTCTCGCTCCATCGCTTCAGTCAACTCTTCGAATGTCTTTCCAGCAGTATTATGTGAAACATATATTCCAGTTAGTCTTTCTTTCATTTTAAGAATTTCTTTGACTTGAATTTCCATATCAGTTGCTTGTCCACCAGCGCCGCCACTTGGCTGATGAATCATTGTGCGACTATTTGGCAACACATATCTTTTACCTTTGGCACCTGCTTGAGCAAGTAATGAACCCATAGAACACGCTTGTCCCATCACAGTAGTTGATACTGGAGATGAAATAAACTGCATAGTATCATATATTGCCATGCCAGAAGTCACTGCTCCACCCGGTGAATTGATATAGAAATGAATATCTTTTTCTGAATTCTCTGCTTCTAAGAATAATAACTGGGCACAAATCAAGTCTGCCTGATAGTCATTCACTTCGCTAGTTAGGAATATAACTCTTTCTTTTAATAAACGAGAGAAAATATCGTAACTACGCTCTCCATTTGTTGATTGGTCAACGACCATTGGTACTAAATTTGGCATTAGATGTTATCCTTGTAGTATTATTGCTATTATTTATATGTATGATAACATTATTAAGTCAAAAAGTCAATACCAAAACTACGAATATTATGTGGAGATAAATACATTAAAGATAAACTACAGAGAAAATACAGTTATGCCATTATTTACAGGTTTTAGTACCAAAAACAAAAATGCAATAAATCACGTATTGTCTGGCAAGGACTTGGTGATTGAAGACATTATGAACCATATTATGACCCGTAGGGGAGAAAGAGTAATGTTACCTACTTATGGGTCAATTATACATGAAATGTTATTTGAGCCATTAACTGAAGAAACTACTGAGTTAATCGAAGAAGATTTAACAAACATCATAAATGATGACCCGAGATGTAATTTTATTAGCATTGATATATCAGACTCGGACCACACAATCAGTGCTAAATTAAAACTTGAAATACTTCCGTCAAACGAGCAAGTAGAATTAAGTATTGATTTAGACAGAGAATAATAGAGAGAACAATATGAGCCAAGAACGCACAGACAATCTATTCGCAAGTGAGAGTTGGACAACAGTATACACTGCATTCACCAACGTTAGTCTCAAAGCATATGATTTCGATACTATAAGAGAAGCCTTATTAGCATATATAGGACAAACTTATCCTGATAAATTTAACGACTTTATAGCAAGTTCGGAATTCATTGCGATTCTGGATTTAGTTGCATATCTTGGACATAGTTTATCATATCGATTAGATATGAATACCCGTGAAAACTTTATGGATACTGCCGAACGAAGAGCAAGTATTCTACAGATGGCAAAAACTCTAGGTTACAACAAGACACGCCCAATCAATGCAAAGGGCTTTATGAAGATTACAAGTTTATCTACTGATGAAGCAGTATACGATAATCTAGGAATATCATTATCAGGAAAGACTGTAAACTGGAATGATAGCAATGACATCGATTGGTATGAGAACTTTATCAGCATTTTAAATTCAGCATTTTCTGCCACTACCAAGATTCAAAATCCTACATCTACATTAAACATAGCAGAAGTTGACCACTCATTATATGAAGTAAATGAAGACACAGCAATAAAAAATGTAAATTACACATTTTCTGCAAATGTTGATGGCAAAACTAGAAGTTTTGAAGCCGTTCGTGTGTTATTAGATGCAACAAAAACTAGATTAGAAGAAGACGAACCAAATCTTCAGAATAACTTTACGATTATTAACAGAAATGATAATCTGGGTTCTGGCAGTGATAGAACTGGTTTCTTTGTTTATGCAGTTGCAGGAACATTAGGGTTCAAAGATTTCTCTTACGATACTAAAATTTCTAATAGAATAGAGCCAATAACAGAAAATAATATATCTAACTCAGATGTTTGGATTCAAAAAATTGACACAGATAGAAATTATGTTTCATCTATCACAAAGGTAGATAACGAAACAAGAGAGACAGCAATCTATAACAGTCTAAGAACTGGTTCTGGAGACTTAGTAAGTGTAAACTCAGCAGACAACAATGCAATTACACTACATTATCCAGATGGAGTATTTGGAAATGCTGCCTACGGCAACTATAGAACATGGTACAGAGTAGCAGATAATGATAATTTTACTGTAAATGCGAATGATATTTCTAACGCAACTATAACAATACCATATACAGGTAGTGATAATAGAACATACAGACTAACATTAACAATATCAAGCACAAAAGATTTTAGTGAAAACTTCTCAGGAGAAACATACTCAAGTGTGCGTAGAATTGCACCTAGAAGTTATTACTCACAAGATAGAATGGTAAACGCACAAGACTATAATGTATATCCATTGACTCTTGGAAATAATGTTGTGAATAAAGTTAAAGCAGTGAACACTTCGTTTGCTGGCAACTCTCGTTACTTTGAAACTGATGATGTATTAGGTCATCACTCTAACTTAAATATAACTGGCTCTGATGGTAGTGTATTTGTTGAAGATGAACCAATATCAGTTTCATTAAGTTACAATAAAGCAAAAGCAAACACTGATGATTTCATAAGAAATGATATTGCAGGCGTGTTAAAGCATCCAAGTCTTTTTAATAAATTTCTTCATACAAACAGAACTAATACGACTGAAGTAGTCATTGCTCAATCAGGAAATAGTTACACAATTAGTAGCACTGATGGAACAACTATAGTAGGAACCAGTATGTCGGAACTAGTATATGTCGGAGATACAGTAAAATTACAGACAACATCAGGAACAATAATATGGGCAGATGTAAAATCAGTATCAGGCACAACTTATACATTAAATAAATTAATATCAGAGGCTGGTGAAATAACATCAATTGTAAGAGGATTTAGAACAAAATTCAAGGCTACTGACTTTGCAGGCCTAGGAATAGGAGCAATTAAAAGTAAAATTGACCCTAACACTGAGACCTTTACTCTATACTACACATATGCAAGTAGTGTGTGGGGTTGGTCACTAACACAAGGTGCCGCTTCAGATGTAAGTGTTGAGTTTAAATATAAATCTGGAATTAGAGATAACGAAGCGGAATACACAGCAACTTTTACTGGTAAAAAAGTAGCATTTGAAAGTAGAGACCAAGTTAAATTTTATTATGGCAATACTACAGATGTAGTCGATAATGAAACTAATCTTTCTAAACGAGACACAATATATCTTAATTACGAGTCAGTTGCGTCAGTTAGTGGCGGCTCAACTTATACAGCAACAGATGAAACCGTAAACATAGGACAAGTTCCAGTTTCAACTGTGGTAACTGATGGCGGAACAGGTGCAACATTTAATGCTGTGTTCCAATATAGCGGTGCACCAGAGACATATGAATTTACTGAAAGCAATGCGGTCACATCTACCAGTTACTCGCATTCTTTGATATCTCCTAACGGAGTAGAACACACACTTAGTAATTCTAATATTTTATCACCGGCGTCTCCGAACAACATCATAGGAGCAACACCAACTTATACTCTTGGATTAGGAATAACAGACTTAGCAGATTTAACAGATTTGTCAACATCGGTTCAACAAGATGTTCCAACTGTTGCCTCTAGTGAAACTAACTTGTCAAATGTGTCTATTGAGTGGGATGGCGGATATACTGGTAATGTTGGAACTGCGACAAACAGTACTACTAGTTTAACCGAAATTGAACTAACAGATAAGGGTTTTAAAGGAAAACCATCAAAATCTTATTTCTTATCTGCGGCATCTACGAGTAATTTTGTTTGGAAAGATACAGACGGAACATCAGGCACTCCAATAGAAATAAATGATTACCTAACTTCTTATCCAGGCGCAAATCCAAGTGATTATGATTTTACTATGTCTACAGCATCTTCAAGTATCATTAACGAACTAGATTTTGATGTGTACTTTAAACAATATGCATATGGAGAATTTACATTTACAAACTCACAAGGAAGTGACCCTCTTACTACTAGTAACATTATACTAAGAGATGAGGCTGGAATAATACTAGACAACGCACACGTAGAAATTACGAATACGACAGGAACAACATACAAAATTGTTTTCTGGACATATGCAGTAAGTGTTGGAGACCTTATTGATGTATATATTGGTACTTCTCCTACATTATCAGAACTTGCAAATTACTCGGTACGAGTAAAAGCAACATTTGATATTTCTAATAGCAGTCAAAACACAACAACAACATACAAGGCATTATCATCATATGTTTATGATGATTACTATACGACAGCAGGATATATAGATAACACTAAAGTAAAACTGATGATATCAGATACGACTGATAATCCATTTGGGTTAGTTGAGGTAACTGCGGACGAAAGTATTGTGATGGAAGAATACACGGTCGATTCTGTAACATATGAACGAGCATCTAAGACTTTCATAGCAACTTCGAATGTTAGTTTAGTTCCAGCCTCTGCAATAATATATTATAATACAACAACACCTGGATGGTGGAGACGAGATGGTGGTAGTTGGACTCTAATGACCGCTGGCACAGCAACACAAGTTGAGGCTGGAACTGCCGATTATAACGATATGGATGGTAACAAACTAAGAATACATTATAACGGTACACAATATAGAGTACTAGAGGGTATATCTTTTGTTGAAGACCCATTCACAAGTTTCAGATGGGAACACTATGCTGACATAGATAAGAGAATTAACCCTAGCACAAGTAACATTGTTGATATGTATGTACTAAGTTCAGATTATGTTAGAAATGTAAATAAATGGGTAGCAAGTAGTTTCACAACAACTACTCCAGTTCCGCCAAATAATTATGAGTTATCTAAAATAATGGACACTATAGAGCCAAAAGCAACAATGGCTGACCATATTGCTTATATTCCAGTCGAGTTTAAATACTTGTTTGGCTCATATGCTGAACCAGAAAACCAAGCAGTGTTTAAAGTTATTAAGAAACTTGGAGTAGGATATACTGACAGTGAAATTAAAACAGCAGTATCCACAAAAGTGAACGAATATTTCGCAATTGATAACTGGGACTTCGGAGACACATTCTATTTCTCAGAACTAGCGGCGTATCTTCATAAAGAACTTGGAGATTATATTTCAAGTGTAGTTATTACTCCTAAATATTCTACAAATGAATTTACAAAATTATTAAGCATCTCGTGTGCTTTAAATGAAATATTTATGGCAGTCACAACATCAAACGATGTAAAAATAATTACACAATTAGCACAATCTGAATTAGTAGGCGAATAATATGGCAAAGAAGATTTATGACTTTCTTCCTGGACACCTAAAGAACAGCGAGTTAGAAACAGTATTTGAGACAACCCTTGACCGAGTATTTTCAGTCGGGGAGATGGAGAAAACAAAAGCATTCGTTGGAAGAAAAGAGAAAGGAATATACAACAATAAAGATGCGTATCTTTCTTTTCCACCAACAGCATATGCAAGAGATAATTACGGTTTAGAACCAACTTTCACAAATGTAGATGCGACTGATAATATATTCTATGATGACTTACTCAATTCATTATACAATAAAGGTTCTTTAACAAACGACCATAGACGATTATTCAAAAGTACTTTAGAAACAGTTCAGTTGCCAATAGACTTAGATAAGTTTGTCAACTATAGTATGTATTACTGGGTATCTCCTGGTTTTGATGGGTCGATAACAGGCTCAACAGAAAAGCACTATGTCACAATTGACAAAGGAAACGGAGATGCTTGGAGTTCTAGCAACTCTTGGTATCATTATGACGATATCAGTTCTTTAATTACAAACTCTAATTTTACTTTAATATCTCAAGCAATAAGACCAATTATTGAATTTGATAAGAACCTTGATTTGAGTGATACTGTACCTGCAAACGCCCTTGAGTTTCCTACATTTAAGACTTACGACTCAGACAATAATTACATTACTGGTGAAGATAAAAAAATATTTCATTATGTAACTGGTAGTGGTTATGTAACTGATACTGAGTTAGGATTTAAACCTAAAGTAAAGTCCGGAGACTATCGCAGTGAATACGTCTTTAACATAGATTTGCCAGAAACAGTAACATACAAACTAAGTGCAGATTATAAAAAACTGTACACTACCAGTGTTTTCGATTATAGAAATCTAAGACAAGAGATAGGTGATAAGATTACAGTTTCAGAAATTGAACTACTACAATCACCTAAAAACTCCAACACAATTGATTTATATGTAGATGGTAGTAAACAAGTTAACAACTACACATTCGACAGTTCGACAAATAAGATAACAATGACTGAAGCAGTTAGTGGAAATATATATGTCGATTATTGCACTGCTACTTCTGTTGTATACGATGGCCAAACTGTATTTCAACGCATTGACCCAGCAGTAGAATATAATATAGATAATAAATCATATTTCAACACAGAGATGCCATATTCTCTTGTATTTGAACATCTTGTGAGAATTATAGAAACAGTGTCAGGTTTAACTGGTAGTCCAATTGCTAATAACAATTACAGAAGCATAGGAACAAACACAGATAAACTAAGATATGCAAATCAAGGTAGTGTGCTTATTAAAAATACTATAGATATTAAAGAGGCGTATTTTGCATTAACACGAGAAGATTATAATCCTATCAAAGCAACAGAATTTCTATCAGGTGCATATAACGGTTATAAAAATAAATTATTGACTACAATTATTTCTATTTTAGAATCAAGTGCAAGTGCATCTAAGACTGATTTAGAAATTTTAGAAGAAGCAATAAGTACAATCGCTTTAGGTAAACATTCAAGTGTGAGTATTTTTAAAGATAGTGTTATGTTGAACTTTGGTGATAATTTTTCTCATTACCAAACATTAGATGTAACAGTTGTTGGTGGCGCATTAACTCGTCCTATGCCGGCGTTTGATGAGACTGTAGTAAACAAAAAAGATGCAGTCATTATTCTAAACGGCGTGATTCAAAAATTAAATGTAGATTATACATTAAACACTGGTAACACAGAAATCACTTTTACAACAGCATTATCTACAGGTGATGTATTATCGGTTAGACATTATACTAACATCAAAGAAACTTTTATTCCGCCTAGTGCGACATCATTGAATATTGCACCTGCGTATATTCCAGAGTTTGTATCAGATGACGGTTATAGTCCTACAGTAGACTTTATTAGAGGTCACGATGGCTCATTAGTTCCAAAGTATGGAACTAATGTCGATAACATACTTCTTGCATTTGAAACTCTAATATTCAATAATTTAACAGATAATACTAGTTCTAAAATTGATAGTATGAATTATGGATTATATGGCACTTCTGGTACTGATTATTCTAATAATGAAAAGAAATTCATTATGTATCCTTTCTTTAAGAAATGGATGACAAGGAACAATATTGATGACTTAAACAATGATTCTTATGATGTGACTGATTATAAAACTTGGAACTATAGAGCAAAAAATGATTTATCAGCAGGTCACTGGAGAGGACAACTAATACAAGCATATGGCACAGATAGACCACTACAAGAACCGTGGAGAGCATTGAAACTATCACAGAAGCCAGCAAACTTTGATGCTACATATGGCTCAGATTATACACTTGAAGCATTTTGGAACTCATTAATAGGAACAAACTCTTTAACTTGCCCAGTTCCAGTTGACGGTTCTGGAAATCTAAAAGAACCAAATGGCTTATTCTTCGGTGGCGCAATAACATCGGATGACATCGCATTAATGGACCAAATGTGGGAATTCGGCGACAACTCACCAGTGGAACTAGCATGGACAAGAAGTAGTGAATTTGCTTTTGCTGAATTTATGTTGATGATATTATCGAATCCGTTTAAAGTTGTGCATGAATATACTACACAGATTACAAATATCATTACTTACTCTAATAAAAATGAAGGCATCGACACTGACTTAGTAGTTGCAGACAAAGACAATTATACATTTAAGTTGGGTTCAAAACTAGGTGGCTTTGTTAACAACTTTAAATTACAATCAGAAAACAATTCATTAGCAAATAGTAGATTTACAGAACTACCAACTGATAACTTCAACTTAGTCGTTCACGCAGGTGTACCAAATAGAAGTGAGTTCTTCAGTGCTATCGTATTAGAAAAAGTATCACTTGACTTAGCACATCCAGTGTATTCCCTTGCTAAGGTGGGTGACTATTATAAGGGCTTAGTTGTTTTAAACGAAAGTGATAAAAAGTATTATAAAAGAAAAATAGATGGAGTATCTACAAAAGAACTATCGGCAGTAATAAATTTCGATTACAGTTCTTGGACACTTATATCTCAGCCAAAAACTGATAAGTTTGGATTTAGAGTTCACGGATATGACGAGATTAATCCCGTGTTTTACTCAATGGGGTGGGATAAAGCAAGTGGAGATAAAGCATTCACCACAAAAGGTGACAGACTTACATTAAAGCAGTGGCAACCCGGAGAATATTATAGATTAGACACATACATATTATTCAATGATACTCCGTATGTGTGCCTTAAAAATCATACAGCAACTTCCATATTTGACGATAATAGTAAAGACTGGAAAGCAGTAACAGAATGGCCGAGAACGAATAAAGCACAGGCAATGGGTTACAATAAATTTGTAGATGATACTGTAAAGAACTATAACTATGGAGATATTTTAGAAACACTAGATGATGTTGCTCATTTGATAATGGGATATGAACATTATCTCAATCTTGTAGGTTGGAATTTCACAAATACAGATGAGTTTGGAGATGTCATCAATTGGGAAAATCTATTATTGAAGTTCTTAGAATGGCAAGCAGAAGTACACGATATGGGCGACTTCATTACTCTTACTCCGTTACTAACAGGCGGAAGTTTTGATGCGACATACGGTGTTGCCAGTGTTGCCAGTGAAACTTTTAAAAATTACTACCGAGTAGTTGATGCTTCGGGAAGACTCATACCTACCTCTGAACTTACTTTCCACACAGACGGCGCCTCAATATCGTTCACAAGTAATGTTCCTGTTTATGGAATGAAAATAGATATAAGAGATATTGAACATGCCTTTATAGTAGACAGAACAGATGGTTACGGAGATGTTATATACGACCCACATTTACATAATAGAAACCTGAGGATGCAAATTGATTGTAACCGAACAATAGACTGGGACGGAACAATGTCAGTTGATGGATATCTTGTAAGTGAAGATAAATTAGTACCAAACTTTGATACGATGATTGAAGAAACTCGTTATTACCGAGATACTCTAGTTGACCAAGGCTTATCAGTTATCAATAAATTAAAAGCAAACCATTACGGATATACAACAAGACCTTATATGTTGAATAGTGGAGTTGAACGAGAGTCTCAATTAGAATTTTATAAAGGGTTTCTATCACACAAAGGAACAAATTCTAGTATTGACAAGATTGTTAATAATAACGGCAACTTTAAAAACATCACACACGATGATATATGGGCAATCAAATTAAGCGAGTACGGATATTCAGCGTCTAATCTTAAAATGACAAAAGATGTTACTGTTGAAGACATGATTACAGACCCATACTTAATAGAATATGCGTCAAATGATACACTTAAATACGATACTACAAAATCCGACATAGCGATAAAAACAACAGGATATGTTAACGAGGATGATGTAAACTATATTGCTAGTACTCATAGTTCGTTAGTAGATTTCACAGGAACATCTCTTTATGAAGGTGACACGACTTGGGTTCAATTTGATACAGATAGAGATTGGGATGTTGTAAGACTAAGTGAAGTAGCAGAAATAAGTTATGTTGGCGAAACATCAGATAATCAACTATATATAGGTGTAGTTTCCGCGATACCTGACGAATACAATGACAAATCGATTTATCTAAAAATCGCAAATGAAAATATAAGTCCTGCAATAGATGGTTATTATTTGCTTATAGCAAATGGCACAAAAATTGTAAACGGAACTACTGTTTATGAATATCTAGTATTTGAAGAAGACTTTGAGCCATTAATTGTTGAGATAGATTCTGGAACTACTAACAGTGTGTTTGTGCCAACGAATGCAGACTCTGGAGTCGAAGCGATAGGCTCAGTTAGTAATCCAGAAATTACTAGTGGCGAAATATTGGTTATTGATGGAACTAGTTTCACTTATACACCTTCGTCTGCCTCTGCGTCTGGTATAACAATACTAAGCACAATTGCGAATCCAGTTGTATCTGAGGGAGAACAAGCAAGTTTTGTTGTATATAATTCTGGTGGAACAGTTGAGAACGGGACAAATACAAGAGTCACATTCTCTGGAACAGTTGCGACTACAACAGGCTCATTTACCTCAACAGTAGGTGATGAAGTAACAATTGATGGCAACACACTAACTATTGATTATGCCGGAACACAAAGTGTGACAACAACATCAACTGCAACAAGAACTTCACCATTAACCACGGGAAATACTGTTATTATTGATGGAGTATCAAAAACAATTGCAGACATAAATGTCACTGGCACTGCGTATACTGGCACAACTGCATCAGCAGAATACTTAATGATTAACGGAAAACAAGTAGAGTTTGTGTCTGGCAGTACATCTACTGATATTGTTGACACTATCAACTCATCAGCAGTTCCAGTAACTGCATCAGAAACATCAAATGTAATAACGATAACAACATCAGAGCCGTCCTTAGTTCTTTCAGGTTCGTTCTTAAATGATTTAGGATTCAGTTCATCAGGCTCAGTAACAGAATACAAACTTGATAACCTAGCGTCAGAACTCACTACCTTGACTGATATTACAGCAATTATATCAGGTGAAAAACTGACGATATCAAGTTCCGCAAATCAAATGATTATCTCAGGCACAGCATTAACTGAATTGGGTATTACAGCCGGAACGTATCTTGCTAATTCTGACCCAACTATAAACAGTGTTGCTGACCAGATAAATGCATTAAATATTTTAGGAGTAACCGCTTCTGTTGTTACGGGTACAATTAAGATATCAAGTGCAAATCATAATTTAGATATCGTTGAAGTTACCTCAGGAGCAATGAGTAGATTAGGATATGCATCAACTACAGTTTCAATCGATGCAACAGACACAATAGTGTCTGACTTGAATACACAAGTGTTTACAGGGTCAACAATCACTGCAACGAAATCTGACAGACAAGTATTAATAACAAGTTCAGAAAGTAGCATAGTTACTTCTAATATCACAGGTAACCCTCTTTCTGATATAGGTATATCGGTGGGTACATATTCTAACACTTCAGTGTTAAGTCCTAGTGCAGTTGATTTTGCCTCTTATATTACAAGCCAATCTACTATCTCTGCTAAAGTATCAAGTGATGGCAGAATGATATTTACTAGTAGCACAGAAAGTATGTCTTTCTCTGGAACATCAGAAGAAATGTTGGCTAAGGTAGGTCTTTCATTAGAGTATTCAAATATTACAAGTAACGCAAACTTCAAAGCGATGTTATGGAAATCAATAAGGTATACACCAGGTTTTAATGGAGCAACTTTTAACGACTTTGCGAACACTTTAGGATTAAACAGCACAAGTAAAATATGGAATGATAGTTACAATACTGACGGCTGGGCAGTATTAACTTTCGATTCAGGTAATTACACAATACATGCAAGACAGGCAAAAACCATCAACACAGATTTAACAAGAAGAGTGATAGTAAAAGATGGTGATGATTTTATCAATCACCAATTGTATGACCCACTTAAATTAAAAATGCCAGGTCAAATTGTTTCTAATTTAGATTATGTTACTTGGAATGACCCTGCAAGTTATGATAGCGACACGAGTTCAGATATCTGGCTAGATGAGAAACTAGGCAAGATATGGTGGGACACTGAGTTATCTAGGTTCTATCGATACAACGATTACGGCGATGCAAATGGTAACTTAGATGTCAACTATGTGAAAAAATATTGGGGTAAGTTAGTAAATGAATCCGAAGTTGTAGTGAAGAAATGGATAAAAAATAGAATATTGCCAGTAGGAACAACAGCATATAATACTAAAAAGTATTATGATGAAGTTGCAAATAAAGAAGTTACAGATTATTTTTATTGGTCATCTAATAGCGATGACTGTGAAGAAATTGCAATGTTAATAAATTCTGAGGGACCTAAAAATAAATTCTTACCAGTAGGAACATCAAGTGTCATTATTAGCAACAATGCTACATTATATGATAGTGAAACTATAAGTGTTACACTTGAATATCAATTAGATAATGAGATTCGCAAGACGAATGCTGATTGGGAATTACTATCGAGTGCATCAGATTATGTTATTCCTAATAAATTCTTAAACGATATGACAGAATCTATATCTAATATCACTATCTTAAATACATATGCAACTAAACTAACAGCATCACAGTTAACAGATGTAAGCCACGCATATGTTAGAGTTGATTGGATTTCAGCATTGACGACTGATAATGTAGTTGTTACTACAGATAGTAAAACAGTTAACGCAAGTTATGTATCTATAGAAAGTGGAACTGAGGCCGCGGGGTCGTTTGTAGTAGATAAAGAATATCAGATAGTAACAGTTGGAACTACGGATTATACACTAATTGGAGCCAATAACAATACGATTGGCACGGTATTTACTGCAACTGGTGTAGGAACAGGAACAGGCACAGCAAGTTATTCTAACTTAAAAATATCACAATTACATACAATGGTTGAGAATGATGTATTGAGAGTCTATAAAGTACAAGCAACAGAAGACAACTGGTTCTCAAATAATACGAATGCTCGAAGCAACTTTGCTTCGATTATAAACAATACAATGAGTAAGAAGATGTTGTCAACATTATATTCTAATCATGCCGAATACATAGACACAGATGATATCATTTTTAGTCTAGGTGATTGGTATTTAAACGATAATTATAAGACAATAAATTCTTTCGCATATCTATCGACTACAAAAAACTTTGATATGATTACTGAGTATAATAAGGGAATAAAATCGTTTAAAATAAAATTACCATCTACAAATGAGTATTATTTTGAAGTCGATAATACACTAAAACTAGTTAACAAAAGCAATAGCGTATTGAATGTATCGTTTGATAATCTTGTTTATCCAGAAACGGGTTATAATACTTATTACGCTAATGCAGTGGGAATTCAGGTACATGAATTAATGAATATGATTGAAGATTATCCAGATGTTTCATTTATTAATGATATATTCTTCACTATGATTAGATATCTTTACACTGAAAAAACATATCCTATGTGGTTATTTAAGACAAGTTATATAGACTTGAATTTGTATAATAGAGATTTAAAACATTATGCAGTATATCAAAGAGATAGTGAAGAAGATGTATTAGAGTATGTTAGAGAGGCTAAGCCATATCATACTAAGATAAGAGAAATCAAACGAACATATGAAACATCAGATTCACTAACTGCAACTACTACGATTTCAGAAAAGATGAATATCACATTAGGATTTGGTAATAATAAGAGTAGATATGACGAAACATTATACGATGGAAACGCATCAACAGATATTCCTGATGGAGACTATGAGCAGGGAGATTTACTAAGAACTAGATTTGTACCAACAGCCGGTGCTACAGGGTTTGATACTGGAGAAGTAAATATTCCTAGCCGCGAATCGACTGTTTTAAGATTACAGACATATACTGGTGATATTACTGGTGGTATAGGGTCAGAGACTATTGACAAAACAGTATTTTACGTGTATGATATATACGGAAGAGGGTATAGTATTGATGTCACAGGACAAGGAACTATTTCTTCTTTTAACGGAACAACTGTTGTTGTTG